AAATACGTCTAGTGATAAAAATTTTCATGTGGAATATATACGTTTTGGATGGGATGGCGGGCTAGTGGCTAATAATCGTTCGGCTACTATGAGTTTTCGAATGTTTCGTAAGCAATCACAACCTACTGCTAATAATGTTACTGGCACCTTTGGAGTGGGGGGCGGCCCACATAATCTTAACTTAGGATCTGCTAGAGATCCTGAAATGATAGTAGAGTTTTGGGACGAAGTGGGTTCTGTGGGTATGATTATAGCAGATTTAGGGGATCAAATAAATTGCGGCCCGGTAGCTAAAGGATCTGAATATATAACATATCATGGGGCTTTAATTATGCCCCCTAGTGAAGTTTTGGGCATTAGTCTAAGAGGCGATGAAGATGGTAGTGGTATTGCAGTTGTGGCCGGATATTTTGATGAGGCTGAATAAACTATGGGCATAAAGATATTAAGCGGTAACGGTGATGGATTCGAAGCGGATGTAAATAAAGATAAACGGCTTCTAACATCTACCGAAAATTTTCAAGCTATAGCTATAGCATCAGCAAAGGGCAATGCATTTTTTGCGCATTCTGGCTTTGTAGCTCTGACCAGTGTTGGGGTGAATAATGGGATATTGTGGATAAAAAACGAAAGTTCTAATAAAAATTTTAGGATAGGCCGTTTAGTAATAAGTGGAACTATGGTTCAAAAATGGAGAGTAGTTAAGGGGGCTACAACGGGCACATTAATTACAGCAGGTACACTTGCGGTCCCTGATAATGCTAATTTTCAATCGGGCACAATTTTTAGTGGTCAAATGCGAAGGGGCGCCGATGGGTTAACCGTAACCGATGGTAAATCTATATCACACTGGGTTAATGATGTGGGGACAATAACATTTGAATGGGGCGGAGCTGTGTTACTAGGTACCAACGATACTATATCGTTTGAATGCGACCCGGCTGTTGCGGGGGATGTTCATGTGTCGGTATTTGGCCATTCTGAAGATCAAGAAAGTTAATGACAAGTTTTCGTATAGAGGGAAAGGATGACGAAAACAAGCCTAAAGAAACTAGTGTAACAAGAAATAACGCTTTAAAAGTATCATTAACTGATCAACCGGCGCCTAAAACTGGAACGGAAAATGTTACCCAATATTTACAAGGACGATTAGGCTCCGCAGGTTTAGAGTCTGGAGCTTTAACTCAAAATGTAGATGGTAGTGCGACGTCTGCTACATTTTTTATGACTGCTAGTCCTGATTTTGATATACATATACAACAAATAACCGCTGTTATTGCGGATAACTTAGCATTGCATAATCGTTTCGGTAATATCCCTCAGTTATCCGTCGGGTGGGACCTAAAATTAACTGAAGCTGGAGTAGAAACTTTTATCATGAATAAAGCCCAGACTGGTGGGCGTGCTATTGCACAAAGTGGGTTTGCTCGACCGTTTGGAGATGGCGCGGGCGCTTTTGCTATTACAAACTGGACTACTGGGAACGATGATGCGCAAATAATTAATATACCGGTAGGTGAATTTATACCCGGGGGTATCCGATTAGGTCGGGGATCTGTTGATAAATTAGAAAGTATTATTAATGATAATTTACTAGGATTAGAAGAAATGATTGTATATATTTATGGTTATAAGAGATTCCCATAATGGGGGACTCAGCATATAAAGATAACGACGGGCGAAGTAAATTTTACCCTATAACACAGCCACATGATACTGCGGTTCATAATTCCGGTATGGGGCATAGCAGAAAAAAAGCTATAATATCTTTAATAGCTATCGATGTAAAACAATCTGTAACTTTTAATTATGACGATACAATACAATTGCATAAGGCTAGTATAGCACCTATTGGTGCCCCCCTTGGGTCTTACATAAATATTCGTTCTTTAGATAATGATGGTTCTATAAAAGAGCATTTATGTAATGGTTTATTGTTATATGGCGATAAATTAATAATCATCGAATCTCAACGATTGATTAAGATAACTTCATTAGAAAAACTTCGGGTAACCGTGTATAATTCGGATGGCACCGGGGTGGAGGATTCCGCCGCGGCATTTCGAGTGCTTATTAATTTTACTATGTTTCGGTAATACCATGGGTTTCAAAATTCAGCGTAGAACACATGACGGGGAATTATTACGAAAGAAAAATATATCTGAAGATAAGGTAAGACGGGTACTCTCTGATGATGTTATTCAGGAAATGAAATTAGGTAGATACGAGGGCAAGGAAAATATACGTAAATTTGCGGTATATACCTATGTTAAGGGCGATCCTTTATTTAAGGGGGATTTATGAGATTAATTAATATAATTATAGTTGCATCTATCATTAATATATCTGCGTTTATAATTGTCTATGCTGTAGGCACTGTATTAAAACCAATGCCCCCGACATCGACTGAATATAAATACAATGCTAATCCTTGGGGCTGCGATAACGAGGAATTGAAAGTATGAAGTTATATCTTAGCATCATTGTGTTTATAACTATTATGTTAAGTACACATATTTATGGGGCCCAACAAGTAAACTTAAGGCCATCAAAATGCTCTCGTATATTATTAATAAAAGTTATCCAAGCTCCGCATTATGGTAAAACCTATAATATAGAATCGATACTGCCGCGAGTAACTAGGGATACTTGTAGGGAAGATTGGAAAATAATAGGCAATAATGTTATGTATAAAAATATCCTGTATAGTGTTCATTGTTTTATAACTGCCGATGATAGCGCGTATATTTATAAAGAAATAAATAGCCCTAATAATATTTGGATTATCTATATTAACGAATCTGTTAGACCTCAATGCCATCGTTACCATAAGCTACATGGAAAACCTACATAATGCCAAAGTGTGTAAAAATTCGACGTAAAAAACGACAAATATGTGTAGGTGATTTAGATACAGAAATAATATTAGAAAATAGAAATATAGCGCCCCCCTTATTTGGCAGTTCGAATTTTGATGAAAATTTTACACCTAATGCTACTGTATGGGCTATGGTTAGTACTGTTAGTGGCAAGACTTTTTTTGATGATGTAAATACCGCTATAAGTATAACACATGAAATAGGTATAAGGTTTGATGCTACAGTAACAGCCGAAACTTGGATTAGGTTAGGCAGTAGGCGCATTGATATATTAGATGTAAATGATTTGGACGAAAGAGGGGAATTCATGCTATTAACTTGTACCGATCGTGGGGCCGATACTAAAGATGCGTCAAAAATATGAGTGCTATTTTTAGAATAGACCTACGAAACAAAAGGGTATTTACTGATATAAGCAATATATTAGGTAATACTCGTCGATCTATAAGACAGGGGTTTTTTAAACTTGGGCATGACCTTAAAAGAACGGCGAGTAAAGAAATATTGCGCAAACCTAAAAGTGGCCGTACCTATTTTATAAGAACTCGTTCGGGGCGTCTACGTCGTCATGTAGCCTCAGCTCCGGGGGAAACACATGCTAACATTACGGGAGCTGTGCGACGTTCTATTGGGTTCCAAATACATGGGTCTTTATCTATGGATTTCGGGTATGGTGTTAAGCCCAATACCAGAGGGCCGGGTAGAGTTGCTTTAGACCGCGGCGAATGGCTAGAATTTGGTACATCTGGAATGAAGGCCCGCCCATCATTGTTAAATGCTATCAATGCTACCACTCGAAATGCTGAAAATTATTTTGATAATGAGTTTAAGAAGATGGTAGATAGGTGAAATATAATAACGATTCATTTGATAATTTTACGGCTTGGTCCTTAATTATAGGAGTTATAATTGCTACTACATTACTTTCAGTAGGCTGTTACTTAGGATTTTTTTCAATGTTAGTTATAGGCCCAGAGGATTTAATTTATATTGGGATTGGTATGATGTGTTTTGGAATATTATTATTGGGTTTAAGTAGATGAAAGCTAACGACGTAGTACAGCAATTAGCGCTATTATTACCGGGACTTACTGATAAATTTACCGATAATTTTAGTGTTACAAGTCTTACCCGTATAGGTACTACAGTTACTGCTGTCACTTCCGTGGCACATGGGCTCGCTATTGATGAACAAGCAAATATAATAGGCGCCCAAACACCCTTGATAATTACCAGTTTATCCCGATCGGGGGCTATTGGCACGCTTGTTACTTTAGCAAGGCATGATTTAACCGAGGGGTTTAACACAACTGTGGTTATATCGGGGGCCACTGAATCGGAATTTAATGGTACATTTGTAATTTTAAAAGTATCGAATCGTAGAACCGTTACGTTTACAATGGTAGATAGTGGGCCGACTACTGCAACCGGTTCACCATTGCTATTAAATGGCGCCAGTCAATTACAAACTTATAATGGGCTGAAAAAAATAACTTCGGCACCAACTACCACAAGTTTTACATATGAGATAACGAGTAGTACTTTATTTACCCCGGCATCAGGTACAATTTCCGCTCGAACACAACCTCGTGTAAGCTCCGCGGTTAGTATTGACGCGGCAACGAGAGGGTATACAAAACAAACACCTAATAAGTTATGGGCTTTTGTGGTATTGGGGGACGTTGTTGCATCTAAATCCAGGGCTATAGATTCGGATGCTACAGACAATCTACAAAATGGCAACGAGTTTAGACAACAAACTATAAATCCCGTAGGTATCTATGTATTTTTTCCTGTTTCCGCCCAAATAGCTGCGAGCACAGCGCGGGATAATGCCCAGGATTTATTTCGTCCTTTATGCCAATCTTTATTATTTAGTAAATTTAATAGTGGGCTAGCTGTAGGAAAACAAAATAATATTATATTTACAGATCATTCCTTTTTTAATTATAATGATGCGGTATACGTACATGTTTATAATTTCGAAACAATAGCCGATTTAATTTTCGAGGACACCATAGGATTTGATGTTAATGTAGCATTTAGGGATATCGACTTAACCATGGGGATTGATGTAGGGACTGAAGTCATGACCGCCACAATTGATTTGGATGATATATTACTGCCATGAATTTTTTAAAATTACGTATTAATAAACCAATTGGCCCTTATGCTATAGGGTCCGTGGTTAAAGTAGAATGTAATAAATCTGGGGTGCCTGTAAATAGACAATGGCGGCGAAGATTAGCCGATTCTGTTTATGATGGATGTGTGGGAAAAGTTGAGTCAGTGAAGCCCAAAAAAACAAGCAAAATTAAACAGTAACGTCATAACAGACTTGCGTTTAGGTACTGCACTTGATATAAATAGAGGAGTGCCTTCAGTATTATAACGCGCAGCATGGGAGCTGCTATGCAGGGACCAATGATACAGGGGGCACTTTTACTTGTGATATTGGCGAAATTGAGGGACATTTTTAAATGACGATAGTAGCACAACCGAGAAAAGCGGTTAGTATTGTTAATGCTAACCAGGCAGTACAGAATACTCTACAGAAAATACTCTATATAGGTCAAAAGGTTATAGGGGGCTCCGCCGCTGATGGGGTATTAGTTGAAAATATTCTAAATGATAATTCTGAGGATACCTTTTTTGGTCTTAATTCTATGCTTGCGGCCATGGTCCGAGCGGGGAAAAAACAAAATAAAATCACTCAAATGGACGCCATACCTCTTGATGATAATGGTAGCGGTGTGGCTGCCACGGGCGCTATTGTTGTTGCGGGCACCGAAACTGGTGCGGGTACTCTTACAGTTATTATAGGTTCAGAAAAAAACCATATATTTTCTATTGCTGTAGCCGATACGGACACGCCTACAGTAATTGGGGATGCGATAGAAGCAGCCATAAATGCGGATACTAAAGTTCCCGTAACTGCGGCTAATGTCACGGGGACCATAACTATGACAGCGGTAAACGCTGGCACTTACGGTAACGACATTGGCTTAAGTATTTCGGGTACCGTTGCCAGTGTCACCCACAGTGTTACAGTTATGGCCAGTGGTGCAACGGACCCGGTATTAACGAGTGTTTTTGACGTTATCGGGGAAAATAGGTATCAAACTGTTATATGGCCTTATCCTTTAGATACGAGTGAAATTCGAACCGTTTTAGATGCACGATTTAATGTAGTTAATCGCATACAGGATGGGGTTGGTATAACCACAAATCATGATAGTTTAGCGAATCATAACACTTTATTGTTGACCCTTAATTCCCAAAGCCTTGTGTATTTTGTTGATAAAACAGAATCGGAAACATCCTATAAAGCCCCTGCCCAGCTTGAACTATCGCCGGTAAAATCTGCGATATTTGGGGCTATTCGAGCTTTAAGATTGACCGATGGCGCAAGTATAAGTCAATTTGTAATTACAACTAATGGTCCATTGGATGCGATAGGCGGGGTTGCGTTAGCGTCGAAACCTTACTTTAATACATCTATTCCTAGTTTACCGTTAATTGCAACGGGTCGTGGATGGGACGATACTGAGATAGAAACATTATTTGATAACGGTAGTTCCGTGCTTGGCGTAAATACGGCGGGGAATGCTGCTATAGTTGGTGAAGTAGTGACAACTTATAAGAACGATTCGGCGGGGAACCCGGATATCTCGTTTAAATTTTTAAATTATGTTGATACCGCGAGTAATGCTCGCGAATACTATTTTAATAATCTTGGAGATCGGTTTGCACAATCACGATTAACAACAGGCAATACTATCCCTGGCCACGATATGGCGAATGCTATAACAATTCAAGCATTTTGTGAGAAGCTTTACCAAGATTTAAGTGGCCCAGGCTTTGTGTTATTACAAGATGGGGAAACGGCTTTTGCTTTTTTTAAGGATAACATAACTGTAACTTTGGATTTGGCTACTGGTAAAGCTACTGTATTAATGATCGTTCCCATTGTTACACAATTACGTGAGATAGTGGCAACATTAAAAATTGCTTTCAGTACGGAGGGTTAACTAAATGACTCAGCAAATACAGTTATCTGATGCCGCGGTATTAGTTAATAATGTGCAAATAGGTACCACGGCTAATACTATTACATTTAACGAAGGATTAGGCGAGCAAAAAATGCGCGCCGTGTCTACGGGCGGGGGTGGTGTTGAATTAATTTATTCAAATGATATTGAATCGAATATCGGCCAAGTAAAATTTGAGGTACCTTCGACGCCGAAGAATATCGCAAAAGTTAGACAATGGAAAACAAATTTAAATCAAAATGTCATATCCCTCCAGGGATCCACACCAGATGGGGAAACATTAACCCGTACATTTACACAAGCAGCACTTGTAAATGATTACGAAGTTAATCTAGGTTCCGAAACTAATATAGCTTTAGAGTTTATGAGCAATCCTACTATATAAAAATAATAGTATAATTTAATTTTTTTAACACAGGGGGTTTTATGCCGGATGAATCTATAGAATCTGTATATGAGTTTGGATTAGAGGTATCATTTGAATATGCGCATAAAGGGGAGGGAGTAAAAGCGGAATTTATATCTTTGTACCCACCTACATCACGTCATATGAGCCCTTGTTCTGATTTAAAACAAGCTGTTTTTAGGTCACTGCCAGAGCCAACTAAAGAAGAAATAGATAAAGGCGAGGAAGTAGAAAAAGAAAAGGATAAAGAAGTGTCTATAAGTGGCCCTGAAATTTTATTGTTCTTTTATAAGTCAAGAGAAGTAGAGTTAAAAAAAGTAATTCTATTAGGGCGTGAGCTACTTTGTACAAAACCATGTATAGCTTTTGTGGATGGCGAAGAAAAAATAAATTCTACACTATTGGATAAAATGGACCCAATGGATTTAGAACAAATGATAGGGGAATATATAGCGCGTTTTATCGCAGCCTCTGCATGGCGGGTACTGAACAAGATCTAATAAAGGATATGGTACGGGTAACTTCTAATACAGGCATAAGTTATACAGAGTTACGGAATATGCCATTATTTGAATATAGATTGATTCGTGCGGAGGCTGTAAAAATTGGTAAAGAAGGTAACGAGTCGTGAGTAATAAAGTTAGTTATACTTTCATAGCTCAGGATTTATGTTCTAAAGTTGCTAAAAAAATTATACGCGTTAATACTTTAGTAAATAGATCAGTTAAACGAGTTTCGGAACGTACCGCGCAACTACTTAAAAGTAACGAGTCGTGAGTAATAAAGTTAGTTATACTTTTATAGCTCAGGATTTGTATTCAAAAGTTGCTAAAAAAATAGTTAGGGTTAACGCTTTAGTAAATAAGTCATTTAAAAAAGTTTCAGAACGCACTACTCAAACACTTAGGAGAGTACGTCAACAAGTTAATAAAACCGGCAGGGCTATAGCAAAATTTAGTGGTAGGTCTATAGCTGTATTAGGGGCCGCAGCTACCTTTGGTATAATAAAATTTGGTTCAGATTTTCAAGCTGCTATGGCCGATGTATCCGCTATTACTGGGGCTACAGGCAAGGACCTTCAATTTTTTTCTGATGAATCATTGCGATTAGCTAAAACAAGTATAACTGCTCAAAGTGAAGTAGCAAAAGCATTTAAAATTATAGCTAGTGCTAAATCTGAATTGTTAAAAGATCCTAAAGGGTTGTCAAGAGTAACTGAACAAGTTTTGTTATTAAAAAATGCATCGGGTATAGAATTAGCTGAAGCTGCAAAAGTTACAACGGAAGCGTTAAATCAATTTGGAGCAGGCGCAGATCAAGCTGCCCGGTTTGTTAATGTACTGGCAGCGGGCGCTAAGGTTGGTGCTTCGGAAGTTGGTGAAACTGGTAGGGCGGTTATCGATTCTGCTGTGTTTGCCAAAAAAGCTGGGTTAAGTTTTGAACAATTAAATTCAACAATACAGGTATTGGCTAAAAACGGTATTAAAGGAGCTAAAGCTGGTATTGGTCTACGCACTGTGTTTTTACGACTAGAGTCTAGTGGTAAGAAAAAACTAATGCCCTCCGTAGTAGGCCTTAACAAAGCATTGGAAAATTTACAAAAATTAAATTTAACCACTAAAGAAAGTACCACACTATTTGGAACAGAAGCCGCAGCTGTTGGCGATATATTAATTAGCAATCGTCTATTAGTAGATAGGTGGACTAAAGCAATAACAGGTACAAATAGTGCGCAAGAACAAGCTACCAAACGAATGGCAACGTTTCAGAAAAAAGCTGAAAAATTAGGGATAATAATTAAGGATGTATTAATAAGAATATTTTTAAGGCTTGAACCAACATTATCAAAAATAGCGGATAGAATGGCAGAATTTGTGGGATCCATTACTCAGGGGGATATCGATAAAATGGTAACAAAATTCGAGAATATCTTGGTAGTAGTCAGCGCTGTAGGTGCCACAGTAGGTGCCGTATTTAAAACTATAGGGGTAGCTATAGGGGAATCCTTAGGGGCCATCGTTGTATTTATCGAAAAGGTTGAACGTGCTTTAGAATCATTAGGTAAATTTATTAAAAAAATTGATTTAATAACCCCGGCAGGGAAACTTATTGGCGAGGCAGTAGCGAAAATAGAGAAGCCTATAGTTGGTTTATTTTCAAAGGATCCTATATTAGGTCGTGCGGGTCGTTTTCTTGGCGAAACTATTGGGGAACTACAAGATGCTACAGGGGGTGGGGCGCCTGAACCTATAGGCCCTATTAACACAAGATCACAAACGGATATAAATGTAAACCTTCGGGCTCAAGAGAACCAAGTAGAGTCAATGCAGACCCGTTCACGGGGCAATGTTAAAAACCTTAATGTTGGATTAAATATGGCGCCCGCTATACCATGAGTTTATTAGAGGAATTACACCCGGCAAGTTATAAAGGTGTCAAGTTTTTTATGACGGCCTCTAATATAACCGGCGGGGGTAAAACAGTCCGGCATGAATTTCCTAATTCCGATAAACAAACTATCGAACATCTAGGGTTAGCCCCCCGAGTATTTAATATAACCGCCGTTATAGCGGGGGACTCATATATACAAGATAGGAATGATTTTCTTGCAGCGATAGAAACTAAAACCCCCGGTGTGTTAATACATCCTTGGTTCGGGCAACTTGAAAATTATATAGCACGAACTTATACATTATTAGAAAATCTTACAAGCTTAGGTGAAGCAAAATTTCGCGTGGTATTCGAAATTTCTAATAGTGATGGTATACCAGTAAAGGCACAAAATACATTAAGTATAATTGAGGCCGCCAATGACAAAACAATAGCAACTATAATAACTGATTTTACTGAAAATTATAGAGTAACAAATAGTTTTATAGGTAATTTTTCTGATGCTACAAGTAAGGTTAATAATTTAATAACTGAATTTCGAAATAATATAACTATAATAGCTGCTATTGTAATAGCCGAAGTTAACACACTTACACAAGAGCTAGAAAATCTTGAAAATAATGTAAATGGACTTGTGCAACAACCAGGGGAATTAATAGAGGATATATCGGAGTTATTCAGCACTACCGATAAATTATACGCAACTCCGGCTAATACAGTAATAGTACTGAATGGATTTTTTGATTTTGGGGATAATGATGTAGCTATAAACCCAACTACGGCAGGGTTAACCGAACGTCTTAATGATAGAAATATATTGAATCAAGCGAATCAAGCTTTAGCCCTAAGTTATTCTTATTTTAATACGGCACAGATTGTATTTGATACGGTGGATCAGATAGATAAAAGTGCGGATGCATTAGAAGTACAGTATAAAAAAATTATAGATAGGGCGGGGCTAACCAATGAAACTAAATCCATAATAACAGATATGCGCGCGGCCATGCAGGAATTTTTTGACGAACAAAGATTAATAGCAAGCCAAATACTAACTGTAGATACTTACTTAACATCGGCTAGACTTTTAGCATTTCAGTATTATGAGGATTCGAGTAGAGCCCCGCAACTTATAGAATTAAATGGATTTAAAGACGTTTCTTTTATTGAAGGGCCTGTTAAGGTTCTAACGGAATGAAGTTAGAAGTTAGCGGAGTTGAGTATACAAATTTTACAAGCTTAAGTGCTGAATTACGACTTGATGCATTGAGTAATACATTTACATTCGAAACTGTGTCAAACAACAATATACCTTTGCCATTTAAAGGAGGCGAATCCGCCCGGGTAATTGTCGATGGGGTGCCAGTCATAACCGGTACTTTAGAAATTATAGCGGGCGGGTATGACTCTACTGGGCATAGTTTAACTTTACAAGGTAGAGATAAAACCGGTGATATCGTTGACTCCACTATTGACACCTTGAGTGACCTACGAGCCCCAATAAGTCTTAAATCTATTATAGAGACAATAATAAAAAATATCGGGGGGACTTCTTTAGTTATAGATAATGCTAACCC